CGCGGCTGACTTTTCCTCGCTTTCGCTCGACCTTCCGTCGGCGCGGTAGCCGGTATAGCCCTTCTCCAGATCGACGCCGAAGACCTCGCGGACCTCGTCGCACGTGTACATGTACTGGATGGTGACGTGGCGCGCACCGACGAACCCGATCAGGTTCTGGCACATCTTGTCGGGAATGACCTTCGTGGCCTGCGGGAAATCGACGATCAGGCCCTCGCGCACGATGATTTCCGGCTCGGCCTGAAGCGCCGCGATGGACGCCTGCAACTCGGCGATCTCGGGGTCGTCGGGGTACAACGGGTCGACGTCGTCGACCGTCTTTTCAGTCAGCACGCGCAAATGGTCGAGACGCGCACGATAGTCCGCCAATTTCTCCAGCATGGCCGGGCGCGGGCCGTATTCGCGCTGAAACCCGAGCTCGGCATAGCCGACCCCCGCCGCGATGGCGCGGCGCACAAGCTGCTTGGCGCCCGTCTTGAAATCGACCGGCTTCTGCTCGCGCAGCGCCTGGGCGAACAGAATCTCCAGCGTCTTGCCGATCTTCTGGATCATCGTCCGCTTTTTCATGCCGTCCTGAAAATCGGCAAGCGTGGCCTGCGCGGTCATCAGCGCCTGCTCGTACTCAGGCGGGATCGGCGGCGCGACGGGCGAACCGTCGGGGTTCATCGTCGGCTGACCGGTCATCGGATCGACCGGCGGCGCCGCCATCTGCGTACCCATCTGAATCGTCTGCATCGCAAGCTGAAGCGACTTCGGGTTTTCGTCCCAAATCTTGAAATCCAGCGTTTCGCGCCGGCGCGCAACAGCCTTCGGATTCTTCGCGTAGAGCGCCGCGGTCTTCTGCTTGACGTGACGACCGCACAGATTCGCGACGTAATAGCCGGGCGGGTAGTCCTTGTCACAGCCGTGTCGCGCCAGATACATATCGGCACGCATCCGGGCGAACGCCGGTTCGTGGAACCGCCGATCGGCTTTGATCTTCTTCTGGATTTCCAGCACGAGCGCCTTGTCGGCTTCCGTCATCTCGGGCGTGGTCGCCGTTGTGACGTTGACTTCGGTGGCGGCTGCGCCTGCCGGATCGTCGATTTGTTGATCGCTGTAATCCGCCATAATCAACCGAAGCCTCCTGCGGAAGCACGCTTGCGTGCCTCGGCCCACTTATCCTGCTGTTTGAGCCAGTTGAACGTCCCTTCGACCGGCTTTGGCTTGGCGCTCACGGTCGCGGGACCGAACTGGTGCTGCAAGCCGAGCCCAATATACGCGAGCGCATCGACAAAGTCATCGTGCGTTCCATTCGGGAACGCCATCATCTCGTTGACGGCTTTTTCGGTCCACCAGGACACTTTCGGGAAGTACACCTTACCCATCGCGACGCGCGCCGCGATCGACTGCGCGCGGGTTGCCTTGTCGGCGACCGGCGTGACCTCGACCATGTTGATGTAGGTGCCGGTTTCAAGCATCCGCTTGCGCAGGAAGGGGCCGATCGACTTGCTGATATGCCCGCGTTCCGCCCACCACAACAGCGGCTTGTCCTTCCCGCCCGCCATAGCCAGCATCGCCTCGACGGCAGCGTCGGAGGCCATCCGTCGCCAGATGCAGTCGAGAAGATAGATGTTGTTCTGCTTGTCGACGCCGACCTTCAGAAGCACCGACGGGTCGTTGCGCTGCTTCTCGGCGACCGCGTGGTCGCTCGCGCAATAGACGCGCAAATCGGTCGGAAGGTCTTCGGGCGTGTAGTACTGGACCGTTTCGCGCCGAAACATGATGCCGTCAGCGACGGTCGGCCGCTGCTGCACCAGTGCGGAAAAGCCGAGCGGATCACGTCGCTGGTCCGCCAAGTGGTAATCCGCGTCAAACCGTTCCGGCCAAAGCGCTTCTCCGGGCTTGCGGCCCAGGGGGTCATCTTCTTCAGCCAGACCGGGCAAGCGGATTATCTTCCACATAGCCGCTTCTTGGGCGTTGTAATGCGGATTCTCCGGGTCCGTCAGGCGACCGATGATGTCGTCGGAATGCCACCGTGTCATGGTGATGATGACGAGTTTCTTACCCATGCGACGCTTCAGCGCGACGCGAGTAAACCACTCCCAAATCTGATCGCGCATCGCTTGGGACCGCGCTTCGGCATCGTCATAGAGGTCATCGATTAAGAGCAGATGCGCGCCCCGCCCGTTGATCGTGCCGTTCTTACCCGCGAACACCAGCCGCCCGCCGCGATCAGTCTGAAGGTTATTCTTGGCGTTACCGCCTTTTCTAAGCCGGAAACTCGGGAACACCTGCTTATAGCGCGGCGTGCTCATTATGTTGCGAACATCGGCGCCCGCATCTTCGGCAAGTTTATCCGAAGCTTGCGCAACAATTATATCTTGCTCGGGATGCCGCCCACTATACCATGCTGCCATACGCTTAGTGGCGAGTTCAGTCTTTCCATGACGAGCCGGCATATTAAAGATTAACTGTCGTATTTCCCCGCGCTCTACCGCTTTAAGGGCTTCCGCAACCGCCTTGTGAAACTCTGCCGCCTCATACACAGATTTATGAACATCATTCATTGCTGCCGGGTCGGGCATCGTGAACTTTGTAAATGTCAACAGATCGTCACGCGATTCGAGCGCCATCTTGGCGTGTTCCAGAAGGGCGATGTCCTTCTCAATCGCCGCCAGATCACGTTCCTGCTGACGCGGATCGACGAAGTTATACCGCTTCCCGGTCTTCGGATCGATGCGATTCGGGTGCGGCATCAGGTTCCCCGGAAGACCCGCAAAATGTCGTGCCAGTAAGTCGTCACGAGCGCGCCGAGCGCTGCAAAAGCGATCCCGGTTATGCCGAGCGCGCCGAGACCCATCATCTTCCACCGCGTCACTTCGTCGGTGACGGATTTGACGCCGGCCATGTCCCCCTTGAGCGCCTTGACCTCGCTCTCCGTGGCGCTCATGCGTTCGACGAGCGCGTCCTGTTTGGCGTGCATCGACGCGCGGCTGGCCGCTGCCCGCGTCTCGGACTGCTCATAGCCGAGCGCCTGACGCGCTTCGCTCTCCTTCAACTCGTGGCGCAAACTGGCAAGTTCCCGCTGCGTGTTCTGTTGGCCTTCGAGCAAGCCGCCGATCATCAATTCCAGGCTTTTTGTCGTCACCGCCCCGCGTCCCAATGCCTGATGCCGTCCACCTGCGCAGAACACGTCGCGAGCGCTGCCGCGTTGTTCGTTGCCGTCGTCACGATGTCGCGCGTCGTCTTCCACGCCCGCTTATCGGCTTCGGGGCACTTGACGAGCAGCGCCGCCGGCACCCGAGACTTGACCATCTTCGGCGCCACCGTCACCGCCGGGGCCGTGGAACAATTGGTCAAGATCAGCAGGGACAGCAGCATCGAGATAATCGCGAACGGCCGCATTGGACTTCTCCAGGTCGACTAGTTTCTGGTTATTGGCGGCGAGACCGTCGCTGATGGCGCGCGTCTGCTCGACGAGACTGGCGGTCAGCTTGTTGTCGGCTTCGGCCTGCTTCGTCAGCGCGCCGATCGCAGCGACGGCCTGCTTGTTGGCCTCGACAGCGGTGTTCAGGTCGGCTTTCGCCTGCGCAGCCGTCGCCATAGCACTGATGGCCTCGCCCCGATACCAGAGCGCGACGCCGCCGACGCCGAGGAAGGCGATCAGGACGCCGAGTAAGAGGTAAAGGCGGATACCCATCAGGACGCACCCTCCAGGCACAGCGCGCGCTCCTTGCGGCGGCGGACGACCAGGCCCTTCACCACCTTGCCGCCCGCCTTGACGTAGAGCAGGAAGCGCTCGCAGCTCGCGGCGATGCGGCCGGCATTCTGGTAGGCGGCGATCGACGATTTGCAAAAAGCGCCGGCGCCGATGTTGTAGGCCAGCGACAGGTCGGCGACGTAGACCTTGACCGGCAGCGCGTCGGGCGCGTCCAGGCAGGCGCGCATCCCCTGTTCGTGCTCGACGAGACTGTCGACCAGCATGTTGTCGCACGTCGCTTTCGAGAACTTCATTCCCGGTTTGATGCCGGCTGTCTCACCGTAACAGGCCGTCCAGACGCCGATCACGTCCCGGTAGGCGTAGAGTTTCAGGCCCTCGAAACCGCCGACCGTCTGGACAGCCAACAGCCCCGCCGCGGTGACCGCGCCCAAACCACCGAGCAGCCGCGTCTTAGTCTTCGCCATGTGAACCCCCCGAAATGGATTTCTGCGCGACGAGACGGGCAACGAAGGCTCCGGCAGTCGCGAGGAAGGACAACCCCGCGAACACACCGCGCGGGACCGGCAGCAAGTCCTGGATCAGCGGCAGCGCAATCTCCGCACCG